GATTATATATATTCTATGATATGAATAATTCTTCAAGATACTATGTTGAATTACTAAAGCCGGCTTTATTTTTTATTTATTAAAAATAAAGCAAGGATTGATTTGAAAAATCAATCCGCAGGACATTTATTGAATTTTATAATTTTAATTAAATAAAAAACCCTTGAAGAAATAATAAAAATATCATAGTAATTTATGATTCTATTATTTATTTTTAATAGATTATATATATTCTATGATATGAAATAATTCTTCAAGATACCACTCGCTTCATAGCCATTCATTTTCGGTTTATTCACTTTTTATAAAAAGTGAATAAATACGAATACCCAAGTACTCAGATTAATACCACATTTTATATATAAAATGTGTATTAACTGAGGACGGCGGCTTTATTTTTAATTTATTAAAAATAAAGCAAGGATAGATTTGAAAAATCTATCCGCAGGACATTTATTAAATTTTATAAATTTTAATAAAAATATAATAAAAAATTAATATGTTGTATCAATATATATTCCTTTTCTCTTTTTTAATTTAACATTAGAATTACTTTTATTTTTCAAATATTCTGGAAATTGATTTAAAATATATTGATTTAATTTTTCTTGAGTATTAAAATAATTATTTAATTCATTAAAAAAGTCAAAAATCAATTTAATATCATCTTCATTCACATAAAACATTTCTTTTCTAGAGTTTATTCTATATTTTTTTAAAATTTGTTTTAATAAAAATTCATAAAAATAACAATCTACTAATAAATTTGTTGTATAAATAATATCAATATTACCTAATAAACTTGTTTGCATATTGACAATTCGTTTATTTAAAATTTGTCTTGTTCTTCCTAATTTTTTATATTCAAACCAAGAAGGATGTTTTAATCCATATAATATACCAACTTTTGATTTCATAAAAAATATTTTCTATTTTAAATTAGAAATAGAAAATTATTTTCTTATATTAAATATTAGGGCGTTAATAAATATTTTATCTGGAAGAAATTTTGCCCCGATTTTCATAAATTCCCCCTATTTTTTATTTTCCGTAAGAAAGTTATTAAAATTGGGGCAAAATTTCTTCCAGATAAATATAAATTTTTATTTAAAAAATATTATATAATATATATATAAAGTTATGACTGATAATATTTCCAATAATTCTAATAATTCAATTAATAATAATAAAAAAAAAATTAGAAGAAATAAAAAATTATTATTTGAAAAAGAAAGAAATGAAATCTTACTAAAATTAATTGACATTATTAATTTTAATTATGATAATTCTATATTATTTGTTCAATTACAAAATAATATACAATTGAAAAATTATTTAAATCAAATTTCTAATGATATTAAAAAATTTTATCGTTGCTCTTCATGGGGATATTTTGTTTCTCTTAATAATCACGAAATACCTGATGAAATTACTTTACTTAAAGCTATTTTTAAAGACCATGGATATACTATCTTTAGTAAAGATATTACTACTCAATATAATAATATTAAAAAAAGATATACTAAACTTTTTTTTACTAAATAATTATTCATTTATATTTTCTCTTAATCTATATCCCACTATATGTTTTGGAATATAAATTTTTTCACCATCCTTATGTGTATTTTTTTCTTCTCGATAATATTTATTATATAATGGATTTTCCATAAATATTTTTATTAATTTCTCTTTTGTCAATTTCCTTTTTTCTAGTTTTGAAATTGTTTGATAATATTCACTTATTTTTAATGCATTATTTATATCTGATATTAATATATAATCATTTTCAGTATAATTCTCTATCTTTTCAAATGTTTCATTAAACCATTCAAAAATTTCTATACTCGACTCTATGTATTTTAATGTCCTTTTTTTTACTGATTCTGGTATTTTTAGTTTATTTTTATAGTGATTCTTATTATGATTAAATAATATTTTCATTAATGCATATTTATATCTTTCCCTAAATTCCTCTTGAACATAATATCTGTTTTTTTCAAAAATTTTTTTATTATCAATTAATTCTTTTTCATCAGTAAATTTACTTTCAAATAATAAATCTATTATCCTTCTCATATCTGATTCTTGTGGTTCTTCTTCTAATAATGGTTTCTTATTACATTCAATTATTAATGTTAAACATAATGATGTCTTTTCATTATCACTATAAATTTTTCTTGCTGAAATTTCTGAACCTCCTGTTAATTCTCTTAACAATGAATTTGATAATTTTATATTATCTGATGTATTTGGTTCTCTTGAAAATATTATTCTTTTTTTATGTAAATTTGCTATCTCTGTATTCGCACCTTGTCTCCTTTTCTCACATAATATTATTGAATTTATTACATGTCCATAATTTCCAAATGCCTTTAATATCATATCATCTATCATCGATTTCCCATTTGAACCTGAACCATTAAATATTATATAATTTTGTAATGTTATACCCCATAAACCACTACAAAATATATCCAAATAAAAATCTCTTATATGTTTTTCTATTTGAATTTGTGATATTATTTTTTCTATTAATTCTATATCTTCATCCTCTGGTTCTATCCAATCATAACCTGTTGTTATTGTTATATTGTCTTCTCTTTCATATTCTCTAAATTCATCTTTTTCTAAATCATAAACAATATTATTAAATCCAAATAAATTACTTCTTGTATCAAATTCTACTGAATCATTCCTATATTTCTCTCTTAAATAATCTATTACTCCTAAAATAAATTTTGATGTACCTAATCTTTTACTTACAGATGGTATTAATTTTAATAACTCATCTTCTGGTCTTAAATTGTTTTTTAATTCTATTAAATCCTCTTTTATTGTTTCGGTTATATCATTTATTAATTTACTATTCTCATTCTTATACATCTGTCTCCACAAATTATTTTCCATTAATACATACCAGTCTCCTTTTTTATAAATATAATTATCTCGCCTTTTGTTCTTAAAATATATTGATACTGTTTGTTGATCAAAATCTTTTATTAAATTTATTATTACACTTTTATTATATTTATTATACCATTCTATATACTTTTCTATATTTGTCTCTTTGGCATACATTTTTATCGTTCCTATTGTTAAAGGATTTGATACTTCTTTGAAACTTTTCCATTTGCTATCTATCTCTTCTTTTAAACTTTTGAATTGTTTTGGTTCCCAATTATATTCTATCTCTGACCACTCTTCCCATATTTCTTTCATCTCTTTCGAATTATTTGTTGAATATAAACATAACCCTATCTTTATCCAATCTTCATATCTCTTATTCTTATTTTGAATTATCTCTATTAATTCTCTTATCTTTTTTAATTCTGTATCTTTTATTTCTTTTTTTTTATATCTTTATTCGATATTTTCATTTTTTTTTCTACTTTTATATCTTCTTCTAAATCTATCTTTATTATATAATTATATTTTTTCGCTTCCGTATTTAATAAACAATAATCAAAATCTTTTTCTATATCACCTATTATCTTATATGTTGATTTCTCTTTTACTGGATAATAATAACTATCATCTTTTATACAACCAAATAATCTTATACCATTGTTTTCACATACTGACTTATCTATTATCTTTTCCATTCTCTTTTTATTATATTTATTCTCTTTTTCTATCTTCATCATTAATATCTCATATAATCTCATATGTAATCTCTTATCCGTTATTATAAATATATAATATATATGTTTTCCTAATCCTCTTGTCGTCTCTGCGTATACATAATCTTTATCTCCATTTATTATTATCTCGTCTATTGATTCATTTATCTTTTCTATTATATATTCTGTTATCTTTTCATGATTTTTTTTATAATCTTCATCTAAATCTTCTTTAAAATCTAAATCCCAACTTAAAATATAATAATCTGTTTTCTTTTCTACTAAACAATATTCCTTTGTTTTTATACAATTCTCTCTTATTAAATCATATGTTCCTAAAAATATCCCTTTCTTTTTACCATATGCTCTTAATAAATACCTCTCATTTACATATTCACTCTCATCTTTTATATATCTAAACTCCATATTTTACCCCCCGTATATAAATTAACTCTATATAAAAATTATTTTTTTTAAATTTATTTTTACACTTTTTTATTATTTTTTACATTTAAATCGTTTGGAATATCTCTTTTTTTATATTATTCTCATTCTTATACAATATCACTTATCCTCATCAATATTAAAAATTAATATTTGATCATTATTTTTACAATATATTTATAAAAAATATCGTTTTATTTTCTTAAGAGTAATCTTTAATTACATATTACATCACTTTAAAAAAGAAATTATCAATTATATTTATTATTTTTTAGTATTATTAAACAACTATGACAATCTTCCACTATCTTATATTTTATTTTTTTGTTTTTTTTATATTCTTTTGTTAAATAATAAACTCTTGAAGAAAAAATTTAAAATATCATAGTAAATTGTTATTCTATTATTTTTTTTTATACATTTTTTATATTCTATGATATGAAATTATTATTCATTATTTATTAACATATTTTTTCATTCTTTTATACATCAGTTGATATACATATTTTTATAGTCTCAAATTTTTTCAATATTTTTATTATATTTTCATTTATCTTTTTTATATACCATTTTTTTAATTCTCCATCCCACAATCCACCCATTTTTTTTATTTTATTTTTTTCTTCATAATCTACTAATAAATAAATTCTTTCGTTTATTACTTTTCTGTAATATTCTATTCTTGAATTCTTATTTATTGTTATATATTCTTTTTGAATATTCTCTAATATATATCTTATTATCTCTATCGTTCCACATCCTGTTAAATTTATAAATACTTTATTTGGATTGGCTATTATTTCTTCTTGTTCTGCTGTTTTATTTATTTCTTCATCATTATTCTCATATATGTTTATAAATCTTACATATACTAAACCTTTTGTCGTTTTTAATAATACATATTTATTTTTATAATATTTTTTAAATAAATACAATATTCTTTCATTCACTTCTTCATTGTTGCTCATTGAATCATAATCTATTCTTAAATGTTCTACATATTTTTCATTATTAAAATTTCTTTGTCCTAATTTATATCTTATAAACCATTCTAAATATACACTCTTTAATAAATTCTTTAAATCTAGTAAATCTAATCTTTTGTATCTTTCTTCATAACATTTTTCACATGTGTGTTTTCTGTTACATTTTATTTCTACTTTCTCATCTTCTTTTATATCCTTCTTTAATAATTCTTTTGCATCTATCTCATTCCAGGGTTCGGGTCTATCCCCTTCTTCTGTTTTATGACTATTTAATATCTCACATATCCATATTATCCTTTCTTCATTCAAATATGCTATGTCTGCTATCTTTAATATCCCTTTGTCACTTATCCTTTTATTATACATATCATATTTAAAACTATATTCCAATTCTACTGAATTACTTTCTATGTATTCAGGCATTTTTATTTTACTCTTCTCATTACATTCTATACACTCTTTGTATATATCTAACTGGTTTTTTTCAAATAACATTTTTATTAACATCTTCCCATCTTTGTGAATCTGACTCTCTGATGGATGTTCGTAATATTCACAACCACTCTCTCTTTTATGCGCAAAATGTTTCCTGTTTTTTTCTCCTTTTCTTAATATTACATCTTTCTCACATTCTGGACATCTGTATTTATGGCTCTTTTTGGCGTATGATATATTTATATATTTCCCTTCTTCTTTATCTATTGCTCCTAATTTTATACTTTTTTCCATCTATATATTTATATTTATTATTATTTTTATTCTTTTTTTACTCATTATTTACACTTCCATTCTTCATCTCATTTCGATACACCTAACATGCAAAACATATAAAATCATATCATTTTGTATCAAAATGTATGATTTTATATGATTTTGTTAGTGCCGTTTTTTTACTTTATTAAAAGTATAACACCAACTATCCGATGATTTACACATTTATATTATATTTTATATTGGGTTTTAAATCGCCACTAACAAAACATACACCCAAGAAATAATTTAACAAAGTTAAATTATTTCTGGTGCGCACCCAAAATTTGATATAATCAAATTTTAGGGGTGTCATTTTGTATCAAAATGTATGATTTTGTTAGTGGCTTTTTATATAATAAACT